CCAGCGATGTAGACCTTCGCGAACCATCAACAATTCCATGTACTTAGGATTTTTTTCGGCTACATGTACACCGTGACTGTGCTTAATTTTTTCAAGATTTTCTGTTAAACCTTGAGCTAGCACAAAAGCTTTTGGAAAGTTTAGATTGTCATAATCAATCTTGACGCCAAAACGGCTTTCCATTACTTTGTTAATTTTTTTAGCGGAAGGCTTGACGCCCATTTCAGTTAATCTCATAGTGGTGTGTTCCCAAATTTTAAGTATTTAGCCGAAATTAAAGTTTTTTTCAAAATGTTATAAACTGATCGGCGCTGCATTTTTGCATCTGTGTATCTATTTAACGCTGTTTCAATTCGAAATTCATTTTTGGCATTTTTTATTGTATGTTCATAAAATTGTATGTCCAGATCCAATTTTCCTAGCTGTCTGTCTAATTCCAGCAATTCTGCTGCTGCTGCATAACTTTTCATGGATTTAATGCAATAAATTATGGCATTGCTTTTGTACATGAAATCGTGTAGGTGTCTACCGTCCTGTTGCTCTACACGCCAGCAGCTGGAATTTTCGCCTTGTATACGGTAAGGACCCACTAAAAACCCGTAGCTACCAACAGGTATTACTACGGGTTCATTGGCATAATTTTTTAATTGTTTATCTGTCCATTCTTTTATGTACTTTGTGCTTACTGTAGCAAATAAATCCTGTGCCTGTTTAAACTCCAATTTTTTGTTTATAGTAGATTTTGCCATCTTCATTTTTTCTAAATAAAACGTCCTTGTTTACTAAATGATTTGCTATAATTAAATGTCTAGGGGACAAATCTTCTCTAGCTATTTTACGACCATTTTCAAATTGACCTAGTACATCTGCTTCTTCGTTGGTAATTGGTAATCTTATTTTATTTACAAGTTCTACTATCTTCATTATTATTTTAAAATTAATTGTACAATTACGGTTATTAATCCGGTCATCATTGCTACACCAAACGCAGTTCCGATGGTAATTAATTGTCCGCTTGACTTGCTTGTTGCCTCTGCGGTAGATTCTGACAATTTCGTACGTATAATAATAATGTTTTCTTCCATATTAGTCATACGCTGTTCTAGCTTGTCTAATTTATCTTCCAATGCCTTGTATCTTTCAGCGCATAAATCCACGTGCGCTTCAAGGCTTGTTCTTTCGCTTGCTGCCATTTTACTCTTTCATATAAAATAGAGGGTTCTGTAGTAATGCCTGGATTGTGTGCCATGAAAAAGATGCCTTAAATGTGCCTGTGTTTAAACAGTATTTAAGTTAATTCGACCTTTTATAAAATATATGTTTTTTATTGCGCCATACGGATAGAAGATTGGTAACAAAAATCTAGCCGTTTCTTCTAACCCACATATAATTGGAACTTGATTAAAGGCTTCATCTAATGCACCTACAGGGTCGTTGTCCTTAAGAAATACATCTTCGTATTCTACACCAAAACTAAAAATCCAACAACGTTGTTGCCCAAAATAAATGTCAGGAAAATATGAAGTTCCATCTATTTCTAAATCAATTACATATGGTCCGTCAATATGTTGTGGTTGTGCCTTAATGCCGATACATTGCAACACTGTCTCCCAGTTACGCTGTTGATTTCTTTTCGTTTCATTATCAGTGGTTTGCCTGATAACACCTGTGGCAGTTATATCAACTAAAGTTATACCTGTGTAAAAATACATATAGATATTTATAGAAGAAAAAAGGCAGAACTAGTCTGCCTTTTAAGTTGTGTTCGCTTTAATTAAGCAACTACAAAGCTTGTACCATTAGTAACGGTTGCACTGCCTAGGTTAACTGAACCTTTCCTAGTACCAATTGCTTGCAGTTTAGTTTGTAAAACGCTAGCATCTTCAGCGTTAACACCATCGCAAACTAGACTTACAACACCCGATGTTGGGTGTGCGTAGTATGCCAACACTGGCGGAAAAGCTTGAATGATTGCTTCAAAAGCTTCGTTTGCTGCATCATCTTCTGCAGATAAGTTCACACCTGCACTTACTAAATAAAATTTAACACTTTGTCCTACTTGTGTGTACACAATACCATTTAATACACCTGTTAAACCTGCAAAGTTATAGCCTGCGCTACGATCAATTCCGATTGCCATTTTGTTTCTCCTAAAATTTTGCTTTCGCTAGTAATATTTATGGCGGTCATAAAAAAAGCAGCCTCGGCTGCTTTTTTATTTTTACAACATCAATTAAGCAATTTTGATACCACTTGAAGTTGTAACTGCTGCTAGTGCAGGGAACACGTTACCGTATGCACCAATGTTGGCACCTGGTGTGCCGTCATGACTTAGTGTACGAATAACAGTTTGTAGATCTGATGCGCTCCAACCACTACGCTCAGTGATAACACTTAGTTGTGCGGTTGAGCCGCTTGCATCAACTTGATATGCAAGAACTGTTGCATTTGAACTAATTGTCTTGAGCAATGTGTGTACAGCTGGATCTAAACCTGCGCCACTTGGGCCTTTTAATTCATTGGCTAGGTTAGCTGTAACACCTAGTGTAGTAATTTTATAAGCCTGAATTGGGCTGTTAATACCTGTATTGATAATAACGGCGTTGGCGTTTTTACTTGTACCTTCGCCTACGTTGGTAACAATTTGACTGTCACCGCTTACTCTTTGGACTCCGATTGCCATGTTGTTTCTCCTTAAACATTTGCGCTATTCACGCATGTAAATATTTATGCAGGTTTGAAAAAAATTACAATCTTCCTTGCACATTTGCAGTAGAAAATACACCACGGTTAACTAATTTTATAAATCCACTAGGTGTGTTTATTACAAAACCTTCGCCTTTGGGTACATCGCCTACATATTGTTCAACTCCGCCCACTTGCGGTTCTAATTGCTGCAATATTGCTAGTTTTAGGGTGTAAATTGCCACATATGCAGCATCCATTGCTTGCATTATAGGTCTATTTTCTTCAGCGGCTACAAGTTTAAACTGCGGTGCTGTTAAGTTGTTTTGCAACCAATTAGCATCTACTGCCTGCCCTGTATATTTCCTATTATAATAGGTTTGTAATTTAGCTACAGTGGATTGAGTTAGACTGCCTAAAAATGCATCACCGTTTAATGTAGCAAAATTTTGTACAGCGGTTCTTGCGGCTCGTGTTTGTTGTACTGGTTCTTTTAATCGGAACTTGTTACCCATGTTGCCGGTTAAAACAGTGATGTTTGGATTAGTACCGCTCAACCCTCCTAGACCTTGTAATGATGTTTTGTTTTGTATTTCTGTACCTTTGCTAGTTTTCTCGACATCTGTACCATAAGTATGAACTGCTAAACCAAACGGTCTTCCTTTGATTTCCTTGCCAACTGCACTACCGGCTTTGACTTTATATGTTACGCCATAAGGATTGGCCTGAAATACAAAATAACTTTGTTGTTCTCGTACAGGTTCTGTCCACATTACATCGCCTTGAACAAAGCCTTTGAAATTGCTAGGCACTATACTGGCAACTGCATTAAACATGGCAGCAAGTTTTTGCCCTACATCTATATTTTTTTGATTTTGCACAAAAAAGTTTAATAAATCCTGAGCACTAGTAACCTGTCCGCCGGGCATACCTATGTATTCTTTGTAGTTCATTGTAAACAAACCATCTGCTGTTCTACGTCCAAATATTATTGCCGGACTTCCGTCCCATTTGATACTAACTAAGTTAGGATTAGAAACAGCAGACAACATACCGTCAATGGCATCGCTTGCAGCCTGACTGCCATTAAGTATAAAATCCTCTGGATGCGGAGTTCTTATACCTTCAGTCAATGATGTTATAAATTCTAATAGCATTAGGCAAACTTATCTGTGTATTCTCTAAACCATGCGGCAGTACCTGGAGCAGGTGCAGCTTCTGGCAGTTGTATATCACTTTTGGCCAGTGTTTCTCTAGCCGCAGCAATCAATTGATCGTAATTGGGTCTTTTGGCAATAGCATCCAGTATATCGTCAGCTGTATTCAACTTGGCAACAGGTATACCTGTGATATCACTTAGTTTTTTTGCACTTTTTCCATCTGGTACTGTGGTATTGGTAACACGATCAACTAGGCCATGTTTATAACTCCATTTTAGTCCAGGATGCAAGGCACTTACGATACTAGCAAGAATAACATGACGACTCATACCAGTCAAGGCACTACCCTCAGGCGCTCCACTCATGCTAAACGCTTGCCATCCGGGATCGCCAAACATCAAATCAGCCTGGACAAAACCGTTATTGGGATTGCCTGCTATAGGAGCCTTAATGTGTACACTGTCGCCAGACTTTTTGATGTCCTTGGCATCTACGCCAGCAGCTAATAAAACTTTAATTAAATCTTCTTTAGTTGTTTTAGTTTCATCTACTGCTAGGTCTAGATCGCCTGATGAACTTTTACGACCTGTAGTACCCAACCATGTTTCCTCAGGAAACGCTATTCGTGACTTAGATTCAATCCATTTGATTGTTGCGGGTACATCTTGACGTTGAATACGCTGAGTTAAAGGCTCACCAGTAGGAGTTTTAAATATATTGCCGCCTTCGTTTAGTTGCTTCATTTACGTTTGCCTTTATAACCAGGCAACTGCACTGGAATGTTTTTTGTCGAAGCCATACCTGCTTGACCAGACGGACCACGTGCCATACGCTCTAAGCGTTCAATATCACCTGGAATTACAATTTTTTCACCTTGATCGTTGTACCATGTGTCACCGTATTTGGTGATGTATTCTCCTGACGGTAATTTAACTTGTGGCGGTGGTGCAGTTGTTCTTATTTTGCTAGCAATAGTTGATGGTGACGCTGCTGTCTTTTTAGACGGTTGAGCAGTTTGACTTTGTTGAAATGGCGCTCTATCAAATCCTGAAGACGCTGCTTGACGTGCCCGAGCTGATGTGTCAGCTGCATATTGGTCTTCTGGACCAATTGCGGCGTCAATGTCTGCCTGCTTTTGCATTTTTTGAAAATCAGTTAACCAACTTGCTGCGCCGGCTTTTTTTCTAACTTCCTCGGCTTGTTCAGGTGACATGCCCTTGGTTATTTCTTTAACCCTTTCCTCATCGTAATCGGGACCTTTACCAAACAGTTCGAAGGCTTTTTTAGCATCCTTGTACATGTTAGGAGGAAGCTTATCTTTACCTGCATCTAAAACAGCTCTTAAAGCTTTAGGAGTAAGTTCTCGAGCAAAACTACTTACAAACCCTTCCTTGACTATATCTTTAACTTTCACCGCGAAATCTCCTTACACCACGAGCAAATTTTGTAGGATCCTGGGCACGAATACTGTTTAGTAATCTACGTTCTAATTCAGCTGCTTGTTCAGCATCGTAATTTTCTTTGATGTAATTTATCAAATTAATTGCACCTTGTATCACATGTCCAGCACGACTTTCCACAAGATTTTCTCTGTCCTTACTGACAGGCATGTGAGCTAGTTCATCAAGTATGCTACGAGTACGCTTTTGCAAAAATTGCTCCGTTATAAGATATTTATGGTTTTGAAAGTTTAGTAACGTTCAGGAAAGAAATCGTTGCATTCTCCTGTACGTTCTAAATCCACTGTTAAACAATGCAGCCCACTGTCCCACAAATTATAGTGTCTAAATGGCAAAACATGCGCAGTAATACCGTACTGTTCTAATCTTTTGAAAATATCAACATCTTCTTGTAAACACAACATATTACGTTCATCAATCATTAATACATTGACGCCAATACTTGTTTCCTCAACGAAACCTAGCCAATTATCTATGTAAAGTTCTACAAAATCTATAAACTCATAATTATGCTCTTGGCCTGCTACTAACCATTTTCCTTGATTTCTATGTTTAAGAGTTTGATAATTTTGAAATAAATTGCTATTGTTGTTTGATACTCTAATAACTTCCCAGTTTGGAAAATTCTGATTATATACTGAGTCTGGCAAATCATCATTGGCCAATATTAATCCTTCGCCAAGCACTGTAAAAACACCGTCAAGGTGACCTTGAGTGTCAATAACATGACATCTATAATCAGGAAAAAAATTACAAAGTTTTTTATACAATTCTTCTTTGTTTTGTCCTGGCCACAGTCCTGAGTAAAGATCTTTTCCTACTCGACAAATCATTGCTGTATCTATTTTTTGATCATAGAAGATTTGATTGTTAGAGCTAGTTGCCAATTGTTCTATATGTTTGAATGAACTAAAATCTCTATAATACAAATCTTCTATAGAATTTATGTTCATATGTTTAGCGAACTCTTCTTTTATGTGATTTGGTAGTCTATCCCATTCATCTATGGTTTTTGGTGGTTGTGCATCCCAGTCTGGTGTAGCTAGTAAACGCCAATGATACAATGCGTCAGGGCAGGGCATGAAAACAGACTTGCCAATGACTCCAATATCATCGCGTGGTGTAAGCGGCGGAGGAAAAAATTTATTACCAAATTTGTATTGATCAAATTGATTTGATAATTGAGGCCTATAAACATCAACTTGGAACGATTCTATCTTTTTTTGAATTTGATTTAAATCTTCGTTGGTATCTTGTGCAATTTTTTCAAAGACATTTCTAATAGAGCTTTTGGTTATAAACGAGTAAAAATCAGGTGGGTAGGTTATTCCTAATAAACATTTGGTTAATTGATTCCAGGGTTGGTTGACAGACAACATGATACTAGTTTGAGTTACTTAATGAAGTTAGTAAATTTCCTATACCTAAAACTTTATTATCTTGTTTTGATTTTACCACGTTAATTAATTTAGTTGGGGATACATCTAAGTCAGAACATATTTGATGATATAGTTCACCATATGTGTTCCAAGTATAATCCCTAGGAATATTTCTTATTAAAAAATTTCCGCAACTGATTATTCCTGAATTTACATCTCCATAGTATTTGGTCATGATGTTAACACTATCCATTGTACGCTGTTTGGACCATCTTAAACCAATTCTATTCCAATGACAATTGTACTTGCTTAAACTCATGGCAAAAGATTTAATATTAGGATGACCAACGTCAATTTGTATATTATTAGCAACCAATATCCAGGCAAAATCTATGTGTATGTCAATGTTACGTTGTTCACAAATTTTTAGAACAGTTTCCCATTCTGGTCTAATATCCGCATATGAAAAATTAGGTAATGATACGATGAGAGGAATTTCAGGTTTAAGTTGGTCTGGATCTATGCCATGTTTGCCCATAAGTCCGTAATAACCATATTCATTGTGTAAAATTTGAATATTATCCCAACCATGTTTAAGAATAAGTGATTCAATGAAATGAGTACATCCCATTATGATATCAACACATTCAAATTTATTCCAATTCTGTATATCATTTATTCTAGTTGATTTAAACCATTCTTGGGCTTCATCGATAAATTGTTCTGAAGTAGAGTAAGATTGACTTTCATTATACCATTTAGTTCTTAACTCTGTTAAAAAATTATCAGCAACCGGATAAAGTTTGGTTGTTAAGTCATCTATACTATATTTCGTCATTGAATACTCCGCCTCCCATCCATCTCATCAAATACTCATAAAAAGGGCTAGTAAAATTTAAATACCAAATTCCGTTGTGTCCAAATGTGGTTACTCCGATGGCTTCTTTTTCTAGTTTAATTCCAGCGTCTCGCTGCTGTGATGCCCATGGCTCGGGATAACTTGCCTCGAAAATACTTTTTGACTGTATAATATTTTGTATATCTACCCCGTCAATCACTATTTTTTGTAATACCACATATTGATCCAAGACCTTTCCATCAGTATCAACTTTTACTTGTTTGTTATCTTTACCAAATCTTTCAATACAAAGCCTGTGGGGCTTATCAAACTCGCAGGTTTCAACAAAGGTTAGATTATTTAATCCTTTGTTTAGCTTATCTTCAAAATGCACTGTATTATC